GCGTACCATCTTCTTTTACTCCTGGAGCACCAGTATCAGCACCGCCTTTAGCTTTAAGATTGCCAACCTTATTATTTTTCAAACCGGCATCATAGTGAGTATTCATAGCTGTTGGTGTACCTTCTTCATCTTCATCACCATCAAGGCCTAATGCGTCATCTGCATCGACAACATCTTCAAGCTCATCATCGCCACCAAGTGCTGTCATTAGTACATCATGTAATGCTTTAGCCATAGACTTGTCTAGAGTAACAGTAATTTCTGCATCATCTAATTCGTCATCAGGGGTTGCATCATCTAGACCTAGAGAATCTAGATCTTCTACTTCTAGTTCATCAATGTTTTCATTGACCATGACCTTGTCGTAAAGTTTATCAAAGACTGATTTGCGCTTCATAAAATTATTTAGTCGTTCTTTAGCAATTTTCTCTGTTTCATGTAAGATTTCTTCATCTTCTTCATTTTCATGACCAACAGCAGCATCACCGTCAGTATTATCACCCGCATCTGAACTAATATCTTCAGAATTGCCATATGATAAATTTTTAATATTGTATGTGTCTTTACCTTTTTTAGTAATATCTACTTCAGGCTCTACAAATCCACCCTTTTCCTGAGGACCGCCATCAATAAGAGGTGCTTCTCCGACACTCTCTACTGCACCTTCTGATACTAAATTGTCTTCTAATGTTGCGAACATATCGCTATAAACATTACCTAAATTTAAGAAGTCTTTATTTGACATGTGATTATTTATGGGCCCGCATAAATATTTTCAATGGCTCAACAAAGTAATATGTTTTATATGGGTAATAAAAATTTACCTAACGTTAATTGGAAAGGTGAATATACTACCTCACAAGTTAAAGCTCTAAAGAAAGCTAGTCAAAATATATTATATTTTGCAGAAAATTATTTTTATATTATTAATCTTGATCGTGGTCGTGAAACTATTCAGTTATATGCAGCTCAAAAACGCGCTCTTAGAAAGATGCGAGATAATAGATTCTTTATTCAATTAGCTAGTAGACAGATAGGTAAGAGTACTATGATGTCAATATATATTCTTTGGCAAGCATGCTTTAATTCTGATCAAAGAATACTACTAGTAGCAAACAAAGAGGCTACTGCTATTGAAATTTTCCAAAGGGTTAGAATGGCATATGAAGAACTTCCAAACTGGCTTAAGCCTCCAGTTAAAGAGTACGCTAAAACTTCTATGATGTTAGAAAATGGGAGCCGGATAGGTATTACAACTACAACTGGAAGCGCTGCTCGTGGTCAGTCTGTAAATTGTTTGGTCATAGACGAGATGGGCTTTATTGAGCCTCATTTAATTGAAGAGTTTTGGAAATCTGTATTTCCTGTAATTACCTCATCTAAAAAATCGAAAGTGTTTGTTTGCTCTACTGCTAACGGTAATGATAATCTATTTCATACATTATATAAAGGCGCTGTAGAAGAAGAGAATGGTTGGGCTTATGATAAAATAATGTGGAATGATATACCAGGTAGAGATGAACAATGGGTTAAATCCACTAAGCAAGCTATTGGTTCTCGAGATGCTTGGGAGCAAGAATTTAACTGTAAATTTTTATCAACTGGTGAATCGTCAATCGATGATGATTTATTTGATGAGATGGCTGCTAAAATTAGAGAGCCTAAAATTCTCTTAGATGGTGGTAACTATAAAATTTGGGAAGAAGCAGATGCATCTAGATTATATGTAGCAGGAGTAGATACTGCTGAGGGAGTTGGGGCTGATTCTTCTTGCATACAAATATTAGACATAACAGACATTAAAGATATAAGACAAGTTGCGTGTTATAACAATAACAAGATACCACCTCTAGAATTTGCATCTAAAGTCTATTCAGTACTTCGTAATTATGGCTCACCACTAGCTTTAATAGAGCGTAATAATTGCGGTGCTCAAGTTGTAGATAGACTAGCTAATGATATGGGGTATGAAAAGATTGTATCTTATGGTAATAAAGCAGCTCATAGAAAAAACGTGATGCTAGGAATGATTGCTCATACTAATACTAAGTATCAAGGTGTATTAAACATGAGATATTTTATTAATGAAGTTAGGTCAGTTCAAATTAATGATAGGGAGACTTTAACTGAGCTTAAAAACTTTATTCGATATCCAAATGGTACTTGGAAAGCTAGCCGTAATAATCATGATGATAGAGTAATGGCATTACTTTATTCCTTATTCATTTTAGAGAAGGATATAACAGAGAGATTCTTTGAAATCTTAGAATTTGATGATAGGGGTAAACCAGCTACAATAGAGCAAATGGATTTTGGTATCCAATACTTTGAAGATGCTACATCTTTATATCTAGATAATGAGATTGTAGGTACTAATAATTCAGCTTTACCTCCTGTAGTTTTTGGTATGGGTGAAGAGCAACTGCATGCTGATATAGATGATCTATCGCTGCTCGGTTATACACCTCTACAATAAATATTAATATGCCTACTAATGCAAATCAACAATCTGCTCTTAATAAAGGAAGATTAGACAAATTTATAATGGTCTTCCAGATACCCCCTGCATTACGGGAGATTGAAAAAAGAAATACTCGCTCTTCAACTTATGTTTCAGAAAATTCTCTACAGTTTTCAATTTACGGTTCTATTGTTCCAGAATTAACAGTACCAGCAGTTCAGATACCTTATGCAGGTAGCAATCTATATCAATCTGCACATGCTAGGCAACCTTACCCACCAGTAACTGTTAATTTTACTATCGATAATGAATTTAATAACTATTGGGTTGTGTATAAATGGTTAGATTTACTTCATGATGAGAAGACAGGTTTGTATGATAGTAAAAACTTAGGTGATGATGAAGATTTTAATCAATATCAAACTGATATGGTAATATATGGTGTAGATGAATATGAAAATAAACGTATTCAATTTACATATACTAAAGCTTTCCCAACCATATTAGGGGGGATAAACTATAATTATCGAGATACTGCTGAAATCGCTAGTTCAATGACTTTTGTATACTCTCAATTACATAGTCAACTGCTTAATCTATAAATAAGGCAGTCGAAACTCCCAAATATTATAAGAGAAAACATAAATAATTTTATGTCTAGTCCACAACCAAAACGTACAATACAATCACCGGGGGTTGAAATCCGTGAGAGTGACCTCTCTTTAAGAGTACCCGCTAAAGGAACAACTATATATATTACTGGATATGCTAACGATGGACCAACAGATGAAGCTATTGGTGTTAGCAGTATTACAGAATTTGAAAATATTTTTGGTGCTCCAAGGACACCAGCTGAAAGATACTTTTACCACACGGTTAGAGCCGCGTTAAATTCAACTGGTAAATGTATAGTTAACAGATTACCATACGGTACCGGTTCTGGTACAGGATTTGGATCTAAGATCAGTGTTTTAGCATATCCTGCTTCAGGATATGATAGAGCAACTGCACTCAAGACCGGAGATTTTAGAAAAAACGATTCTGTGTTTTTTCTAGGTCAGCCAAAACAATTTAATATTACTGAAGCTGAGTATTTATCAATTAAAGATGGGTCCGCGTTTTCACTCGGTTGGGGAACAAACGCTTCAATACCAGGTGAAATTGCTTCTCTAGGTTCACTTTCTGGTGCAGCTGTTTTAGTTGTTAATAAAGCGCAGACAGTTATTGATAATCAGTTTGCTGGTTATTATACCGGTATATCAGATAATACTCTAATTAACCCGGCTAGTGCGTTCGAATCTATTAGGACTGCTAAAGCAGTAACTGCAGAAGCAGGATCTAACGGTACAACTGCTTATACAACAATTCCAAATAGTAGGTTAGAATTTAGTCTATCTGCTTCACCAGACGGTGGTGATAATCCAGCAACCAATTCTATCTCTCAAGTAATAGAAGATAAAGTAACAAACTTTGATATCGCTGGTAGAGAGTTTGACGATACTCTTAATGTTGGAGTATTTAAACTTAGACAGTCGGTCTTCTCTAAAGAAGCTCAAAGCTTAGATTACGTTCTAGAAGATGCAACTAATGGATCAATTGGTTATTATAGACAACGAAATTCTGAAAATGGTGGTGCGCCTGTTAATATCTCTCTAGGAAATACAGGTGATACTTCTAGAAACATAGATATTATAGTTAATCCATATTTAGCTGACCAAGAAACTGGTCTTAGTCTTAGTGCTGATGGTACACCGACTAAAAAGATTAGGGTCATGACAGAAAACCTTGTTACAAATTATAAAAACGGTAACGTTAGTAATACTATTATTGGTGGTGATCTAGGTAATGGTACACCATCACCTTTATCAGGTACCAATCTTATTTTAGATGAACTTAGAACAGTTGTCGGTGATGGTGATTCTCTATTCCCTCTAGGTGCTTATGGTGAAACTAATCTTGAAACTAAGATAACAGGTGATATGCCAGCTAAACTAACCCGTGCTCTAGATGCAATTCGCAATGATAGAAAGTATGATATTGATATAATTGCAGAAGGCGGTCTTGGTACTATATGGGTTCAAGATCCTACCTCCAGTGGTAAGAATTACGACGACACTAAAACAACTTCCGCGATTGAAGCTCTTAGAACACCAGCTGACCCAACAGATATAACAGCTAGAACAAATTATACAACGATCTTTAATAAATTTAACGTTTTCTGTGGACCTGCTAAGGATGGTGGTAGAGGTGATATTCTATTTATTGCTGATCCAATTAGACAGATTCTTGTTACTGGTAAAGTTCAAGATAATAAAGATAAGAATTTCTCCTCAGACATTTACTGGGCATTGAAACATCAGTTTGAGCTAGCAAATACTTCTTATTCAACTGTCTATGCAAACTATATGCAGGTGTATGATAGCTACTCTGGATTATTAACATATGTTCCTTCATCCGGTTTCGCTGCTGCTAAAATGGCTAGTACTGACGCATCAGTTGGGCAATGGGGCGCCCCGGCAGGATTTAATAGAGGTATTATACAAGATGCATCTGATATTGCACTTACACCTAACCAAAGACAGCGAGATGAGTTGTATATTTCAAATCTTAACCCTATCGCAAACTTTGCAGATCAAGGTAATGTAATATTCGGTCAGAAGACACTTCTTAGAAAACCGAGTGCATTTGATAGAATTAATGTACGACGTACATTCTTATACTTGGAGAAGCTTACCAAGAAAACAATGCAATTCTTCTTATTCGAAAACAATACATTGTTTACTAGAACACGTGTTCTTAATACCTTAACACCATTCTTTGAGCGTACTAAAGCTGCCGACGGTTTATTTGATTACATGATTGTATGTGATGAGCGTAATAACACACCAGAGGTAATTGACAGAAATGAGTTAGTAGTTGATATTTATCTTAAGCCAGTTAGAACCGCAGAGTTTATCTTGGTTAACTTCTACGCAACACGTACTGATGCTAACTTTGAGGAAATTATTGGTGGATAATTTCCCGCTAAAGAAACTATAATTGGTGTATAGTTTCTAAAAAGCTGTGATCATTAATGATCACAGCTTTTTTTTGTCTT